AGAATTTTGAACATGGCACCCAAGATGTTTGGTGACTATAGGTTGGAAGCTGATTGGGTTTTTGATCCAGATGAAGCGATTTGTAGCCATATAGATAAAGATTGGTGTAGTATGACTAGAGGAAGGTCAGCAGGACCCGACTATCCGGGAGAATCCAAATGGATAGTTTGTGAAGTCGATTGTGAGTATCCAAAACTCACCCAGTGGGCAAAGGATTTGATCCACTGGGCTGTTGAGCGTTTTAAGAAAGGTGAAAGAATAGGTATGATTAGAGGTGTTTGTTTGAAAGATGAAAAGTTGAAAAAAGAAAAAGTTAAGAAAATGGAAACACGTTTATTTTCCCCAGACAGTGTGTTGTTGTATATTTTGGCGAAAATGTATTTTGCACCATTGATTGTGTTTTTGAATAAGTATGGAAGAATAGGAGGAATAATGGCAGCCATGACCCCTGAGGCTGTTGGAATGAGATTGAGTGATAAGTTTAAACATCTCGGAATTTCAGCTGATGTCAAATCGATGGATTTGAGTCATGAGATGTTTAGTTGGGTGTTCCTGATGAAATTTGCATTGAAATTAGGAATTTTTCTCAATGCAGGACCCAACGAGCAGGTCCATCCGGATTTGCCCCCCCTGAATATAGTGAATAAGATAAGAGTGATGATTTTGTACGAGATGGCCCTTGGATATTTTCAGTATGGCACTGATTTGTTTCAGATCCCTGGCGCTTTGGCGTCTGGAGGTTTGTTGACAACAGTGATTAACTGTATTATCAATTGGTTGATTGTGATGTATTTCGTGCATCTGGTGGCTATGAAACTGTCTCGTCCTTTTGAGGTAGTTTTAGGTGAATTTGATTGGGCTTTGTTTGGAGATGACTCAAATGTATATTTTAGTCAAGAAGTTAGAGCGTATTATATGGAGCATGGTGTTGATTTTTGTGAATACTACAAGAAAGCTGGAAATGACCTAGGTTTTCAGCTTACGTCTTATGATAAAAGTGAGAAGTTACAGGTGCAAAAAGTAGAAGAAATGGAGTTTTGTGGAAGGTCTTTGCGAATGTCAGTGCGTGGACCAACTATGGCGCTTGACCCAAAGCGTATAGTTAAATCAGTGCAGTTTTGTAAGAGAAATGCATTTGCCGAAGTTTACCCCGGGCAAGTGGTTTCTTTTCTTTTGGAAGTGGCTCGTCATGATGAAGAGACGAGAGCAAAATTGATGGAAGGAATGGTGTGGGAAAATGGGTCTGCTTTGACCGATTATATCCCAGATTTGGATTATGTCGTCCCCACCCCGGCGATAATGGAAAGAAAAGCGATGGAATGGGTGCAGAACCGAACAGGAGATAAAATTGTGTATCAGATGATGAGAGTTAATGATGGTGATGGAAAAGAACAAACTGAGATTGATGGAGAAGAAGCGACTAGTGCTGGAGATTCCATGACTGTGGCTGTACAAGATGCCGCGGTGGAGACTTCCGAGACTCGAGATACCGGTTTTGACCAAAACTCGAGTTTCTTGAATGATGATGATGGAGGTATTTTTTCGAGGCCATATCGAGTGGCCTCCTTGACCTGGAACTCAACAGGACAAAGTGCAGGGACAGATTTGACAAGTTTTGCAATGCCTTCTACGTATTTTGATGATAATGCTAATGCCCAAATGAAATTAGCTAATACAGTAGGCATACGAGGTGTGATTAAAGTGACCGTTTTTCTCAATTCAACAGCCTTCCAGCAAGGAAAGTTGTTGTTGTATGGATCCCCTATGGCAAGAGTGCCCGCCAATGAGTATGAAGTTGTTTCCGGCCCCCATGCGGTGTTGACTGCTGGGTCACACACATCCGCTGAGATATGTATTCCTTATGCAAGGGATACCTTGTTTAGTTACTCAGCGGCGTATGGAGGTGGAAGTCAGGCGAAATTTTTTGATTTTAGTAGAATTGGGATAATGGTTTTAGAAGAATTGGCCAGTCCAGTAATGGCGACGGCCCCTTTGGCAGTGTATTGCTGCCTGGAGAATGTGGAAGTTATGCAAGGTGGTTTGACCTCATTCACAATTTCCGCTCAAGGACCGTCGAAGAAGAAAGGTAAGAATGAAGGGAAAGAGAACACAAGTGGAGTTGTGGCGAAAGTAGAGACAGGATTAGAAACAGTAGGAAATATTATACAAACGGCTGCCATGATTGCTACGGCAGCTTCAGCTTTGGGAGCTTTGTGTTGTTCTAAACCTACAATCGAGAACAATTTAACAGTTACAGCCCCTAACCAGGCTCGTTTTATGTGTACAGGCACAGCTGTTGACGGTTCTCAACATTTGTCATTGGTTCATGATGGCAAAAGTATAGCTCCTCCTGACATTTTTGGACATGGAGATGATGGAATGATGATAACAAGCGTGTCCGGGCGCTTAGGACTATTGAGGAAATTGACATATTCTACAGGAACTGGGGCTGATGAACCTTTGTGGAGATGCGGTGTTAACCCAGG